CGTCGGCGACGCTCACCATTGCCGCTGCGGGGAGCGCCACCATCAACGCTTTTAACGTCGTGGCGGGCGAACCTGGCGCGGGCACGCAGAACAACCTGAACGCTCCCGGCTCCAACCGACTGAACGGGCAGCCCTTCACGGTGCGCGCTGCGGGCTTTGCCACGCTGGCGGCGGGCACGGTGACTTCCGGCACTTCACCCCTCAACTTCGTGCTCTACGGTGCGAACACCACGAGCTTTGCTGCGGCCACGGGCAACGCCCTCTTCACGGTTGTAATGGCCGCGTTCACTTTTAGCTCGGCAGCGTCGAAGACGGTTCCGTTCGAAGTGGAAATCGAGTACTCGGGTGACTCGACGAGCGCCCTTGTCATCGGTGCGGGTCAGGGATTGACGCAAGACCCGAACGGCGTGAAGGTTGCGCAAGCCCGTGCGGCTGCCGCACAATCGCCCACGACTCTGAACTTTGCGAACGAGCCTCCGATCCAGTTCGCGGCTGCCATCGCCTTGGGGACTTCCTCGAACCTCCCGATTGTGACGGCCACGCTCTCGCAGTTCGTGATCGAAGCTTAATCCACAACTTTCGTGGAGTAGTGCGGTCTCTCCTCCTCTAACCGAGACCTCGCCGGGTATCCGCTACTTGGCGGGGTCTCCCCCTCTTTTTTATGGCAACAAAGGTCAGCATCAAGGTCAAGGGAACGCCGCAAGGCGTGAAGAAAGCGCTGAAGAAAATTGCTGCGGTCCCCGAGGCTCCCACGCGCCCATTGCGTGAAGCCGATTTCCGAGCGCGACAGCCTAAATGAGCTTGATGAACCGCTTCAAGCTGGCTGGCCAGCCGCTTGTAGACATCAATGTAGAAGCGCCCAAGCTGTACGAAAAGGCAAAAGCAGCCGTTGAAGAAACCAAGTCACTCGAACACTGGAAACTTTACGGTTACGACCAGTTTGAAAAGTGGAAGGACGATTACAAGCTCGGGCAGACGGACCTGTTTTGGTTGTCCACCGTGCCGCTCGACGAGCCACTGGCGCTGGTGGAGATGCATCGCCTGATTACCGGCGACTTCTTCATCAAGAAAAATCCCTACATCGAAGCCCGGACGTGGAAAGAAGCGGTTTCGAAGCAGTCCGCGATCAAGAACCGCATGCTGCTGTATCCACGCGGCACATTCAAGTCGAGCATCGACCGGATTGACGTGCTCCAGTGGATCATCTGCTTCCCGAACATCCGCATTCTCGTGATGACGGCGGAAGAGACGCTGGCGGAATCGTTCGTCAAGGACATCAAAAAGCATTTTCTTCTTTCGGAAAATACCAAGCTTACGCAGTTTCAGATGCTTTATTACCAGCACTGTATAAGCGCCAAGACGAAGGGCAAGGCCAACGAATTCACCACGAGCGCAAGGACACAAGATCAGCCGGAACCTACCGTCCTAGCCCTCTCCCTTGGGATGAGCACGGCAGGCAAGCACTTTGACGTGGGCAAATTCGACGATTGTGTCTCGGAAATCAACTCCGGGCCTCGGGCATCGCTCGACTCGCGCAAGATCGTAGCCGATGACCTGAAGCTGAAACGCTATTTGATCGATGGCTACGGCTATCGGGATTACGTCGGGACAATTTACGACCCCGACGATGCCTACGCCGCATTGCAGCGCACGATTCCCGACCTGCACGTGTACAAAAAGCCCGCCCTGTGGCTAAAGACAGGATCGAAGACCAAGCCCAAAGACCAGCTCGGCGAAAACGACTGGGAGTTGCTGTTTCCCGAGGACGCTGAAGGTGTTGAGCGGCTGACGTACAAATTCCTGAAATCCGAACAGGACATCGACGAATATCTTTTCAGTTGCCAGTATTTGCTGGAGCCGCTGGCATCGCGCACGGTGAAATTCACCGAAGCGCTGCTGAAATCGCACGTTACGCAAGCCGAAGGACTGCCGCAGCCGGGAACGTACCGGACCTTTTCGGCATGGGATTTAGCGTATTCCGTTGAAGCAGGCCGCGATTATTCCGTGGGATGCGTCGGGTGGTTCGTCATCACCGGACCACAAGCAGGTCGCATGTTTGTCGTAGACATCGTGCGAGGCCGCTTCAGCAAGTCGGAGCTGACATTCCAGATTGCGGAACAAGCTGGAAGATGGAAAGTCGAGCGGCTGGGCATCGAAAATTCACCCGGCGCTCAATTTCTTGATACCGATCTTCGCCAGCAATTGCTGAGAGCCGGGCACGCGAACTGTCCGATTGACTATTTCCCCATCGACAACCACAAGGGTGCAAAGAACGCCCGAGCGGAAATGCTTGAAACCCTTCTTGTAGCGAACCGATTGTGGTTCTCCTCCGATATCGGAATTTTGGAGGACGTAATCGGCGAATTCGTCGGTTTCAAGCCGGGAACAAAACGCAAAGACGATTGCGTAGATGCCACGGCGCATCTAGCCCGATACATGCCGGGACAGATCGAGATTCCGGCAACAGAAATCGAGAGACAAGAAGCGGCCTACGACATTCTGCGGCAGAAGGATTTGCACGAACGATTGTATCCGGGATGGCAGCCGCCTCCGCCGCCAGAAGCGCCGCCGATGCCGCTCGAATGGGACGGAGCGCCCGTCAATTGCGCGGGATGTGCGTTGCCCGCCAATTTTTGTATTTGTAGATAAGAGGTTCCATCCTTACTTTTGTTCCACTCTTTTGGGTTTGCACTAAGTGCGGAAAAGAAAAATATATCCGGGAATTCCGCAGAGCGCCGAAAAGAGCTACCGGACACTGCCAACCTTGTCGAAAATGCGATAACAAAGATGACCGGCGACATCATCTCAGGACAACTTTTGGAATAACTGAAGAAGATTATGAGGCAAGGGCAGCGAAACAAAATCATCTGTGCGCCATCTGCTTTAGACCACAACATGGCGGGCGCAAGCTCGCAATAGACCACAACCACGAGACTGGACGGTTAAGAGATTTGCTGTGTCATTCCTGTAATACAGCCATTGGATTGCTGGATGAAGATATTTTGCGACTACAAGCTGTCATTGAGTATCTGAAAACACATCGGAATAACGTTTAATGGCCCACATTGAACCGGACCTGGCAAATCCACAAGCCCCGGTCCAGATGGCGGACGTTCACAGTCCGTCTGACATAGAAGATTCGGCAGCATTACAAATCTGCGTGCAGGATGCGCAGCGAGCGGAAGCCTGGCTGCAAACCAATTACTGGTCGCTGCGCTGGCGCGAGGCGGACGCCCTCTACCAAAGCCCTCCCGGAATAATGATGTGGGAAGGCACGACGGTTCCGCGAAGCAACGTGAACCGCTTCACCGTGGCCGAGACGGTGAATTCGATCCACGCGCAGATTATGAACGGGCTTTTTTACGAACAGCCCGCCTTCGTGCTGCGTCCCCGGCCCAACCTAAGCGAGAGCACTACACGGGCGATTACTTCGCTACTGGCGGTACAGCTCGACGAGATCAATCTGCGCCAAGAAGTGGACTGGGGACTGTTTTCGGCGCTGAACTTTGGCACGGGCATCTGGAAGTGGGGCTTCCGCAATTACAAGAAAAAAATTACGAAATACATTCGTGCGGGCAGCCCGGTAACGATGCCGCACGCAATTCCCGGCCAGCCTGACGTGGAGATCGAGACCGATGAATCCACGCAATACACGAAGGACGCGAAGGAAGAGGACGTTCACGAGCCGACCCTAGAAAGCAAAGACATTCGTTATGTCTTGGTTGACCCCGGTTGCCGCGTTCCCGATATCCGCAAGGCCAAGTTTGTGGTTGACCGGATGTATCTGACGTACAGAGACCTTATCAAGCTCAAGGATGAGACCTATTACGACGAAAAAGCCGAGGGCGGAAAAGGAGCGCTGAAGAAGCGCTACAACTTGCCGGAAGAAGCAGTCATTCGAAGCTGGTTCGAGCCACCCGTAGAGCAGCCACAACATCCAGGCAGCGAGGCCACGGCGGTCCAAGGCACAACGTTCGTGCATCACGCCGAGGCGCGCTTCAAAAAGACGACCGCCGATCCGCTTGATGAACCGCTCGAAGTCTTGGAACGGTGGGACAACAGCAAAGTCATCACCGTGCTCAACCGCGTGAAGTGCATCCGCAATGAAGCAAACGAATTCAGCGAGATTCCCTTCCTGTCGGTGAACTGGTGGAACATCCCCGATGGATTTTGGGGGCTGGGCTTGGGCCGCGTGATTGGCGTTGAACAGCGCGTGCAATCCGGCCTTATCAACGCCTGTCTCGACCTGGCATCGCTGATTGTGAATCCCATGTTTGTCCGCGCACGTGGTGCGAACATCCAGACGCAGCAAATCCGGCAGCGTGTAGGCGGCATTATCGACGCCGACGTTGGCACCGGGCCGAACATGCCGAAGTCGGCGAAAGAAGCGCTGACACTGCTCGAACAGCCCATGATTCCCGCCGAGATCGTACAGCAGATTGCCCTCTCGCAATCGCGTGTGGAACGGACCTCGGGCGCAAGCGACCAATTGACGATGGGCGCGACCACTGGAAAACAGGGTATGGCGCGCACAGGCACGGGCGCTGCGGGAATGATCCAGGCGACGATGAACCGCATCGGGGGATTCGCGGAAGCTTTCGTTGCACAAGTCTATCAGCCCCTCCTTTACCGACTGCACCAATTGAACAAAGACAAGACGCCGATGCCGTACATTCGCAGCGTATTGGGCGACAAGATCGGGCCGGAATTCAAATTCGACACGGACGACTTTATGAACGCGCCCGCCGAATTCGAAGTTCTGTCGGGATCGCACCTTGCGGCAAAAAGCCAGATGGCGCAAAGCCTGTTTATGATGATCCAGCTTTTTGAAAACCAGCCGCTCATGGACCAGCTCAACAAGATTTCCGGGAAGAAAGTCAACATCGAAGAACTCTTCCACATGGTCCACGACATCAGCGGATGGAAGAACTACTACGACATCATTCAGGACATGACGCCCGAGGAAAAGCAGGCGCTACAAATGCAATCCGCCGCCGCGCAGCAACAGGCCAAGGTTCAGGGTCAGATGCAACTGCAAGGCCAGAAGTTTGGGCAGGACCAGCAAATCATCGACCAGGAAAACGAAGCGCGTATGGCGCGGGATATTTTCCGCGAGATCGCCAAGAAATCCGCCGAGCCGGAAATGCTGCTGGGGGCGGAAGCGCCGCAGCAAGGTCTTGGATCAAACGAGGTGGGGTAATTGAATAGCCGCGTGACGCAACTATCGGTGATGCAGAAGACGGACCTCTTCGCTTTTTCGCATACGGAAACGGCGAAATCATTGTGGGAGCTAATGGAAAACGTGGTCGTCGAGGCCCGCGATGAAGCGATGGCCATCGATCCCGCCGAAGAAAAAATTCAGAAAGCGCGGATGGACACGGCCCACGCGATGGCAAAATTTTATACGCGGATTCGCAAGGAAATTGAATCGCTGGCCAGCGAGCAAATGGGCGAGATCGAGCGTTTGGCTAATGAAGAAATTTTGAAGGACCGGGAACTCATCGAAGCTATCGTCTTAGACCAAGCCGTGAATCCGATGGCCGTCAGGCGTCTGTAACATTAAAAGCGCCGGGAGGCGCGTCTTCAACACTTTTGGCAACATGACGCAATACGGTCGCCAGCTTATGCTGAATTACGCCCCCCGATTGTATTGCCATCTCCCATTCAATTATGTTGTGTGTCACTTGCTTGCCCGAGATTCCGTGGCCACGCTCTCCGTCGATCACGACGACGATAACTGCCCGTGCATTCACTTTGCGGAGGCAGTATTCGGCAAGGTCGTCATATTTACCGGGACCAAGGGCCATAGGGGCACCTCACTAGCGTAAATCTAGCACCAACC